ATACATCGACATGGGGATGTACGTCTGCACGCCCTTGGTAGGCTCCTTCTCCGATGTCTGATGGCTGATGTCGTTATACGAATGCCAGGCGTTTGCCGAGGGCTTGGCCGATGGCGGTGAGGGTGTCGAGTCCTACGCTGTAGCGGCCTGCCTCGATGCGGGCGATGTGTGCCCGCTGCATCTCCACGCGGTCGGCGAGGTCTTGCTGGGTCATTCCTTTCTCCTTTCGCAGCTGGGCGATGTCCTGCCCGATGCGCTGCCTCTCTTGCTCGTTCTTGATCATACGTCTGTTGCTTTTGAATACTCTCTATCTTTGAATAACTCTGCCAGTCCTGACAGCTGCTTGAATCGCAGCAGTTCGTCGGCATCCATGCCTATCTCCTTCATGATCCACTGGTCGCTCATGCCAGCCTTCTTCAGTTCGCCCACGATGTTCATCATCAGTTCGATGGAGTGCGAGCCACGGGCGCGGTTGTGGCGGATGGTGCTGGCCATGCGGTTGCTCACGTCCTTGTCGATGATGGAGCAGGGCAACTTGCCGCCCTCGCGCTCGTAGATGTCGCGGTGCAACAGCATGGTGGTGTAGCGGTGGTAGCCGTCCACTATCTCGTAGCGTCCGTCGGGCTTGCGATATACCACGATGGGCATGGTGTAGCCGTCCTCCTTGATGCTCTCGTAGAGCAGTCGCATCTCCGGCGGTGCTACGTGGTTGGGGTTGTAGGCGTTGGCATCAATCTGGTCGATGGGTATCGCCTGAATGTTATAGACTGGTGATTTCATAAGTCCTTGTATTTCTCTTGTATGGCCTTGCGGCGGTTCATTTCGTCCTTGGTGAGTGAGAATCCCATGTACTTGCACAGGTGGTCGTTCTTGATGATGCAGATGCACATGCGCTTGTACGTTGGTATCTCCTTGAACTGGGTGATGTCGATGTCGTCGAGGTAGTCCATGCGCACAGGCTTCTTCGTGGTCTTGTAGTTCGTGTCGCTCAGCACCTCGATATTGGCTCCCGCCTTGCGCAGTTCCTCGATGGTCTCGTCACTCAGGCAACCGCCTTTCGTGCGCCAGAATCTGATGCTGGTTTCGAGCTTCAGCAGATAGCCCTCGCGTGTCTCTTTCGGTAGCGTCGATAGCAGGAAGTACATGTATTCCTTCCATGTGAAGTGTGCGGGCTTGGTGATGCTCTTCCACCCCATCATGGTGGTGCCGCCGTAGAGTCCTGCGAAGTTCACGCCGTTCACTCTGCCAACCAGCTTGCCCCATGTGTCGGGCTCAATGACCTGGTAGAGCCTGAGAGCATCCTGCCCTTCACTGAGGAATGGCGAGGCGACGCGCATCTTCGAGAGCGGCACACCTGCGAGGTACATCATGTCGTAGAGCCTATTGTATGGCCAGCGGTTGCGGGCATTGGCAGTCCAAACGTCCTCCACCGTCCAGTCGTAGATGGGATAGACGGCCACGCAGCCGCCCATGTCGGTGGTGTAGTCGCGCCCCTGGTAGTTCTTGCGGTTCTCGCGCTCGGCATGGATGGTGCGCCAGCGGTTCAGACTCTCTTGTGTGCGGATGCCCACCAAACATGCTGTGCGCCCTTTGCGCTCACTGAGCCACTGTCCGAAGCGGTCTTGGAAGTCGTAGTCCCATTGGTCGGCATTCCAGAAGGGGAACTGCTCGGCGGTCATGACACCCTCCGGCATCGGTCTCACCCAGATGTCTTGCTTCACGGGCTCCCACGGTCGCCAATATGACTGAAACATCGAGGTGCAAGTGGTGACCATGAACGGCACGCAGACGTGGTAGATGTCGGCCTCGTTGCGGTAGCGGTCAAGCGTCTCGCGCACATAGTCGGTGGTCAGCTGATATTGTGCCTCGTAGTCCATGTGGTAGATGCCCCACCGCTTACCCAGCCTGCGGGCTATCTCGGCGGTCAGTTCGAGCATCACGCCTGAGTCCTTGCCACCGCTGAAACTGACGTAGCAGTAGTCGAACTCGGTGAGTGCCCATTCTATGCGCTGTTGTGCTGCTTCAAAGACGTTCATACAGTTCCTCCTTCGTGATTTTCTTCAGATATTCGCTCATGCTCACCTTCTTCTTGATGTTCTCTGCCATCATGTGCTCCAGTCCTACGTTGCCTGTCAGTTCGTAGTAGTGGCAATCTTGCTCCTGCCCTGTGCGGTAGGTTCTGCGCGATGCTTGAAGCAGCAGCGCATAGTCCCATACGCGGTCGAAGAATATCGTGTGGCGGTACTGCTGTAGGTTCAGTCCTAACGACTCCTTCTGCATCGACAGCACCGTGACCTTCGGCCAACGCTTGCGGCATTCCTCTTGCGCCACGATGAAGCGGCAGAAGATGATCGTCTCGTCTTGCGGCAGGTCTTGGAGCAGTCGGCTGACGGCCTCCATCTTGCCCTCGTCGATGGTGTAGGCCACTTGCATCTCGGTGGTCATGGCGAGGAAGATGTTGTTGTTCTTCCACTCCAGCGTCTCGTCGCTCAGGTAGTCCTCCTTGATGTCGTTGTACCGCTGGCGGCTCTCGTCGGTGATGCAGTAGCCGACGGTGTGCCACTTCTGGGTGATGTTCAGCCGCAGGTCGCACTCATAGACATAGTGACGGATGAGCGAATGCAGATAGTCCACATTCTCCATGCCGGTGACATACTCCTTGGTGTACGACCTCATGCCGATGCGCTTGGTCACTCGCGTCCACTTGGTGAAGGTATTCTTGTACTCCGTCAGACTCATGCCGAGTATCTTGGGCGACAGGAACTCCATCTGCGGCCACATGTCGAGCAGGTTGCGCGAGACGGGCGTTCCGTTCAGCACCAGCTTCCACTCTGCCCGCTTGCCCACTTCCAGGATGCGCCGCGTGCGCTTGGCTTCGGCATTCTTCACCTTCAGGCTCTCGTCAACGATGACCATTGGCACCCGTGCCGACTCCACTCCGTTCAGCAGTTCCATGTAGATGCGGTCACTGCCGCTGAGCGATTCCACACCGTAGTAGTGTGCCGCCATCGTGAAGCCTCCCCACTTCTCAGCCTCCTGCCTGATAGCGTCGAGCGTTCGCAGCGGTCCAACCCAGAACACGTCGGTGGCGGGTGTCGAGTTGGCAAGCGTCAGAGCTGCCCGCGTCTTGCCCGTCCCTGGCTCCATGAAGAGCGCACCCACGCGCCACTCATTCAAGTGCTCGATGGCTGCCTGCTGCTGTTGTGTGAGGGTGTTCATCGTTTCAGGTCGTTTATCTCGTTACTCATTACCGCTTCCTTCTTCTCCGGCGTGTGTCGCTCGATGGTATAGGTCGGCAGCTGGTTTCCGTTCTCGTCGAACCATGCCTGCTTCTTTCCGCTGTACTGGATGCTTTTCTTTTCCAATATCCACGCACTGATCCACCAGGCGTCACTCTTCATCACCTCATAGTCACGTCCGAACACCTGACTGGCAGGTATGATGTCGCTGGAGCCGTCGAAGGCGGTGGCCTTGAAAGCCTTGTCACTGATGCGGACAAGGCTTTCCAGCCTTACGCTGTAGCATAAAGTTCTCATGGGTTAGAGCTTTTCAACGGGTACGTTACGATTTGCAAGGAAGCGGCTCATGTCGAGGTCGCCATGAATCAGGGCACCATAGAAGCCCGCAATCTTGTAGGTTGACTTCGGCTCTATCACGTTGCCATCCTCGTCGGTGAGGTCTTCGGTCAGAGGCTTGTCAAACACTCGCATGATGGGAGCCCACTGCCACTCTTTCCAAACGTGGTTGAGCATATAAGCCCAGAGCGTCAACTGACCTTCGCGGGGGTTGCACTTAATCAGACCGGCATCAATCATGGCCTGGTCGCTGGCGATGATAACCTCCTCGTTGACGTTGCACAGAACCTCGTCGGATGCAATCTCGGTGTCCTCGGCGTTGATGGGGCGCACCTCCCAAATGGTGTGTGCTACCATCTCGCCACCCTCGTTGACGTGCATGATGTTCTTTGTGATGCTGAAGCCATTCTTCGCGCACATGTCCTGAACCTTCTTAGTTGGCTCGATGTGAAGAATGATCTCGTAGAAATTCTTGTCCTGATTAACGCTGTAGTCGAACATGCTTGTGATAGTGCTGTCCTTTGCTACCTTCTTAATCTCGCTGAAAAACTTTGTAGTCTTCATAATCTTTAGCCGCTGTTTCCCGTTGCCGCCGGTGTTCTAATTGTTATTTGTTTAAGTTTTACGATGCAAAGATAAGCATTTTCTTTGAATGTACCAAATAAAACACAAAGAAATGTGTCTTATTTGGTACTTTTTAACATTTCAAGCCCTATAATTCGTTCAATTCCTTTATTCACTTCGTTTTGGACTCCGTGATTGATAAGTAACACAATGTCCAGACGATGGCGAGTACCATGCTGAAGGTGATGCTGTCAATGCCGCAGTACAATCCGAATAGCTTATGCGATAGGATGTTGACACCGATTGACAGCGCAACATAGAACAGGCACAGCAGCAGCGCGTAGAACATGCTGAGCACCTTCGGGCGTTTCTTCTTCGTTCTTTCCTGCTCGCTGACTTCATCGTCGTGTGGCTCTATATTATACTTGCCAGTCGGCTCGAAGTCCGTTGGTTCGCTGTTATCGTCGGTCAGGGTTTCAAGCTCATGTTCCAATCTTTCGCGCTCCTCGCCAAGCACCTCCATAATTTTCGGTGTGATCCATATCGGTAGGTTGTGTCGTCGAGCATCATATCCGTAATGTTCCAACATGGCGAAGTGTCGCGAATTGCTCCTTTCAGTCATTGCCATCCTAATATCTCGGATGTCTTCTTCAAGTTCCTTTGCTCTTGCTAATGTTTCTTCTTTCATAGTTCCTTATTCTTTATAATTCTTTCCAATTCTTGCAATACTTGAAAGAATGAAGAGCGGAAGCAAATTCTTCACTCTTCACTCTTCACTCTTCACTCTTCACTCTTCACTTGCGCCCCTGGGCGCACCAGTCCCCACATAGCGAACTTCTCAAAGCCGCCGAGGGTATGAATATACAATCGGGCTTTCTCCACAATCTCGGCGAACGCCATCGTAATCGGGAATTTTGGCAGGTTGCGCTCATGGGCATATAGGCTGTAGTATCCGTTGAATGTCACCTCTTCGTCACCTATCGAGCAACATGCCTCAATTGGTTCTCCATATCGCACAGCCAACAAGTGGCAGACAATGTTGACCGACACATCGGCTTTCGAGAGGTCTTTGCCATGAAGACCGCCACCCGTCACACCGTCGCCCATGTCCGAGCCCAGCTTGCGGTTCGTCGCTCCGCTGTCCGTGTTCGGTCCGCCCGTCCACTCCCCCAGCGGATTGATGATGGGAAGGTGGATGCCGTAGGCGTTCTTCAGATGCTCGCGCAGTTCCGGCTCCTGCTCGCGGCTCAGGTGGCTTTGGCAGATGGTAACGTCGAACTCGGGCGCAGCCAGTCGGCCTTTGCCCTGGATGATGTACTTCCCGTCGCTCTCGAATCGTTCCCACATGCTGGCCGCTATGGCCGTGAGCAGCTTCTGCTCATGCGTCGGGGGCACACCTCGGAAAATTCCGTTATCACCGCATTTCACTCCATGCTGCTGATTGGCAGCCAGGTGAATGTCCTGC